GATTTAATCCAGCGCCAAATACATTCCATGCACCAAGTCCTGAAACATCAACATCAACTACGATGTTATTTGCTGTTCCACCATTTGTTGGTTCGGCACCAGCACGTGCCTCATTAATCGCTACGATAGTGCATTCGCGACCACTGATTTGTGTGTAGTTGCCCCATACATCGCCAGGAAGTTCAAGACGAACCTTTTGGCCAACAATAAAATCGTGAGTCACTGACATATAAACTTTAGCGCGACCAGCTGTTGCCGATGACGAGATAAAGGTTATATAGCGGCGACGTGGATAAAATGCTGGGTTGAAAGGCACCCTTCTCCAGAATCCTGAAGTAGAAGCAGTACTATTCGCAAATGATATATTACCAACAGTAAATGTTGCAGCTGATGCAGTTACGGTAAAGTCTATACCACCGATTTGTGGTTGGTTATCGAGTGTATCAAAACGTACGATTTCACCAACTGATAAACCATGGCCAGCACTTGTAATAACTGGAGGAGTTGCAGCTGTAAGAGCTGTTAATGCTACTTTGGCAGGAAGTGTATAATTGACTGTATCAATTAAAGTAAAACCACCAGTGGCTAATGTAGTCATGTCTACAGCAGTTGAACCGGCATTTGATTGATATTCGATGCCTGTTCCAGCTGCCATACCACGCTGCCAATAAAACTTGTAACCAGTAGATGCTGCATTTGCAGCTATCTTTGTGTAGTTAATACACTCTATCCAGTCTACGTCAGATCTTAAAGTTAAAATCTGTGCAGAACCAGTAGAAGTGAAACTATCTTGAAGATTGTTAGAGTCAAACATTATGATCCCTTTTTTAGCTTCGTGTACAACGTAAGTTCATGATCCAAAGGTCATTTAATAAGCGTGGGCATTCTGCAAATTTGTAACCTACAGAACAATTAAGCGCAAGTGGTCCACCGGCAATATGTGGTGGTAAATAAATGAATGACGCTGAGTAACCATCTTGTTCTACGCACGCATAAGCTTCCATTCCGGTACAGAATATGTTGTAAACATCTGCACCAAGTGTGGAGGCATTCAATGTCTTTGAACCAACTGAAGATACGAGAAAACGAAGGTTTCCAGCGGAACCCCACTCTGAAGGAAGAGCATCTTTTGGATATGGATACTGATTCTTTTGGACAAAGCCGTTGACACCGGCCATATCTTTAATTAAATCCGTACTACACATTGCAAAAAACGCATTAGGAATTGGGCTTGTTCCAAATTTATTATCGCCCTCGATGTTATCAAGAACTGTATACGCATCGTTACCGATTAACGCCATTGAAATATCTTCAATGTCGGATCGAGTGAGTTCAGTTGGCGAGTCGCCATTTACCCCGCCTGTGCAGTTAATAAAACTTGCAGTAGAAGCGAGCATATCACGAGTTAACTGATCTTCTGTCTGATGAAGGCTTACACCAAGACGAGCAACGCATTCGTTAAGAACGCGATCTTGTGCTTGAAGAGTAACTTGTTCGTTGATCATAACATACGTGCCATAGAACGACATTGTTGCGTCTATGTCAACAGCTGACAATTGTTGAGCAGGTGGATTTATACCTGTATTTGAGAGAGGAACCATTGCCGTTTGGAGAGGATTATATCTGCGCATACGAAGAGTTTTACCACCATTACGGGGCATTTGTTTCTTCATCGCGGCTATTTTATGGATAAGTGTTGGCACCGGTACAGACAAAAGTTTAAGACTAAAACTTTGTTGTACTGCCGCCGGTAACGAGGAGGTAGTAGTTATTGCCATGATTTTTCCTTAAAGTTAAACAACCGTTTTTACTTTAAGAATGACGAGTTCTTTATACGTCGCGAGATGGCGAGACTCAATACGCCGAATTGATTTAAAGATGACGAGTCTTTGATACGTCGCAATCATTATATAGCGGTTCTTTAATGATATACAACAAGTTTACATAAAAAGGTCGGTAGTTAAGCGGGAGGATATAACTACCGACCTTTTATAAGAATGAGGGAATTTTAATTATCCTTTCATCGACTGAAGCATTTCCTTGTAGAGTTGTTTTTTTAGATCTTCAGTTAATCCATTAGCAAAAGCATTCGCATTTGAAAGTGGTGAATCATCTTGTTGTGGAGATATAGAGGTAAGTGGCCGTGGCTTAGTTGTATTCTTTATAGCCCTATCACGGTCACCTTTAAACGTATCTTCTTTGTATATGCCCAGGTTCTTAACCATCTTATAAGCGAGTGCGTGCTGTTTATATGGGTCTGGCGTTGATAATATTGCTTCAGCAAGGTCAGGATCTAGTTCTTTTAACTGTTTAAGGTTTTCATAGCTGGCAACTTTCTCGAAGTCTGGATAGTCACGCTTTATACGCATCTCAGTTGTTGTCTGATATGACTTCTTTTCAGATTGTTCAAGTTTTTCTTCAAGTCTCTTTATCTGCTGAGATAGCTTGTTAAGATGTTTTCCTTCAGCAAGATCATCTGGATTGAACTGAAGTTCGTCGAGATTATCTTGCAACTTTTCAATTTGTTTTGTTGTTTGTGGTGTATGTGCATTCTTTTGCATTTCTTGAAGATAACGCATGAGTTCATCACGTTCACGCTCAGCTCTCTCAGATCGTTCACGCAAGATGCGCATATTGTCATCTTTAGATTGTGCTGATGGCTTCTGAACTACCTCTTCAGCAACTTCTTCTGTAGTCTCTGTATTTGTGGCCTCTTCTGTTTCTTCTGGCACTACTACTTGTTCAGGAGTTTCTTCAACAGAATCATCTACGCCATATTTTTCTTTTGCTATTTTGTTCATTTGATCAATTTGTTCTTGTGATACATTTGGCAATCCATTCATATTAATTCCCTTTTTCAAGTAGTGTCGAATCTTTTACTTCACCATTTAATTTCTTAGAAAGAGCGAGAAGTTCCCCACAAGAGTCCATAAGAATAAAATTAAGTAATTCACGTTCTTTTGGATCTATCTGCAACATATTATCTTTAAAAAGCACACATGTATCCTTTGAGGGGAGTACCCATAAGAACTCTAATCTATCATCATAGCGATGGTAGTGATATACAGTTTGGTCATAGTCTGGTGAGGGGCACGACTTTCGTGCGAGAAAATAGTGACGAAGAACATTTTTCATTAAACGTTCTTTTTTTGTGATAACGGTTATAAAGAAGTCACCTTCTATCGTATTCTTTCCGTCTTCAATGGCTTTATGTATATTCTCTTCGTAATCACGGTGCATTTCGCGCTCAAGTTCTATCGGGTCACGAGAGTCTGGTGTCTTTTGAGCGAATTCTAACGATACGGCGCCAACAGTCTTCTTATTCATATAATATTCTCACTGTTTTAACGTAAAAATGACATTTTTTTACATAAAAATCAAAGTGCGCCTGTAAAGATCTCTCAATACAGACGCACTAATCCAAAAAAGAAAGACTATTTAGAGCGTTTATTCTTACGCTTCTTTTTTTCACTATTTTTAGGCTCGCCAAGAATAGCGATTGATATCTTTGTGGGTTTTCCTTTTGGTCGTGGTGCTACGGGCATAATATACTCCTTATAAAACCCCCCACACCAAGCTTATAGGCAAAATGTGGGGGCCAAAACAAAACGAAAGCAGATAAATGAATGAAAGCCTACTTAAAATCTTTCAGTTGTTTTTCCTGATTTTCTCTTTGAGCTGCTTGCATCGCCACTCATTTGAGCATCCATACCCTTAATTGTATCATCAAGATTATAGACGCTATATTTTACGCTTGGATAAGCCTTAAATATTACTTCTTGTGGAAGATTTGCAAATGAATTGCTTGAATCTGGAACCATGCTGGAATCACGTGCTTCTGTATTTTGATAGAAGCGTTTTTTCTTTGCCATTGTTGGCCTTTCGATAGAAATTGCAGACCTCTTTTGAGCTGCAAGGTTTAAACAATTACCCCTAACTAAAGTCAGCTACCCAAGGCAGACATTGCATTCTGCATAGGATTATTATTCTTTTCAGTCAACACACTTGGCGGTAGCGCATCTTCTTTTGGTACAGGCTGCGCCTGAGCTGTATCAATCTCTTGCTGCTTCAACATATTTGAAAGATACAACAGTTTTTCAAGTTGCGCCATATCCATATTCTCTAATTCTTTCATAGCTTTAGTCTTATTCAATAAAGCCATCTCATTATCTTTATTAGCCTCTGCCATTCTTTCAATGGAGAGCGCTCTATTTTCTTGTATACGACTCACGCGCTCGAGACCTAATCCTGTATCAGCCTTTGCTCTAGCGTTGGCTAGATTGGTTCGTGCGTCTTGTTCTTTCATCATCATTTGAGCTTGTTCTTGTTGCGCCTTCATTGCTGCTTCTTGCTGACGGTTCATATTCTCAATGATTGTTTTCTTATTCTGTATTGTTGCTGCTTCAAGTAGGTCTTCATTAGTTATTGGAGCACCAGCTTCTTTAAGTTGCAACATTTGAGCAAACTGCATTTGTCGTTGAGTTGTAGTATTCAATCCCTCTTCAACAGCACAGTCATATTTACCAAATGCTTTATTGTAAAATTGTGGTGCTGGCTCAGCTTCAATAATCCGTTTAACTTTTCCCGGTGTGAAGTTTGCTTGAATAATATCAATCATTAACTTACCAAGTAGCTTCGTAGAGCGGTCGAGTTGATCGAATAGTATCTGTAAAGTAGTGAGACCAGCCCCTTGACGAAGCATCGATAGAACGCCGGCTTTGTCATCGACTGCGCTACCGAGAAGTTCTTCATTTACACCAGAGATTTCCATAACTTCTCT